GTAAAGTAAATATGTAACCCTGCAATAGTATCATCCGCACCATCACCATACCGCTTTGCTTGATTCTTCGCAGTCCAAAACGTACGATGAATCAAGTTATTTCCATCAATTATTAGAGTCTTCATTTTTATAATATTGTGCTGTAGTTACTTCGAATACTTCCTTAGGGATTACTTCTACTAACTCTATTATATCAGAGTTCCTTCCAGTATCGAATGTATCTGTAGGAATCTTAAGATTTACAAGCTCTGGAACCTGTAGACATCCTACTTGTTGATCTTTAACCTCAATAACTACAAACATCTTTCCAACGTAATCACCATGGGAGCATGCATACAGCTCACGTTTTTTGATAGCCTTCACTATATAATTATAGGCTACTAAATATGTAAAATCAAGGTGTAATATTAACTATTACATTTTAGGGCCAATATTACCTGAAAGTAATAGGCGGTGTGCAAGTGTATCAAGAGCATCGAGTTGTTGATCTGATTGACCCGACTTAATAAGAATCGTTCTGCCATCAATATCATAGCCGAACAAATAGAATGAATCTAAATATTCGGCTATGATAGATTTGACTTTTTCTCTTAACTGTTTTTCACTTTTAAAAGACTGAAGATCTTCAGGATGGTAATTTAGAGCAGCGCTTATAAGATCTTCGATATTTTTATCGTTAACCTCATCTTCCGGATACTCATCATCCTGCATTCTTATTATACTTATTCAAGAAATCTGAATCTTCAACTTGTTTCACTCCTTGATCGAGTAATCTTTTAACTACTACCTCAATAGAGCTTGTTTTAAGTACATAACCTCGTCTAAAGTTCTGATTACCATCTTCAAAGCTGAACAAATATTCATTTTTAAACGGCTTATTCTCAAAGCAAGTAACATATACAGAAGCTCCTGATGGATCAACTAATACAGTCCACTTTCGTGAATCATCATCACTATACTTATCAAACATACGTAAGGTAACGAATCCATTATCCTTTAATCGTTTAATAAAGTAACCAGCTGTCTTTAGCTTATTACGGCTATTGCCTTTATCTGACATTTTATGCAGTAAGTGAAGATAAAATATACTTAAGACGGGTATTACCATCTCTACACTCAAAGGTAACTACACCATACTCTTTATTAACACTAACTCTAAACGCACCACCTAAACAGGTAAGCATACGAATATTATCATAGTTAATAGGTACTGGCTCCAGATCAAAATCTACTGTACCAAGCCCGAGAGTGAAGTTATCTGTATTATGACGAGCTTTATCAGTAAGCTCAGCTCTTAATACATTACCTCCACCATCTTCATTAGCCTCTGTATAAAGATAAATCTTATTAGTCTGATCAGCGAATGTAGAACCTTTAGCAATCATACTTAGCTGCTTCTGGTCAATACCAAATACAACATCGAACTTGAAATCGTTAATCTTCCCGAGATTAAGGCTTGGCTTAGTTAAGAAACCTTCATCAAAGAGATGATACTTAAACTTCATACCATTGCCTCTATACTCAAGGTTATTAGAGTTAACGGTAATCTTAAGTTCATCTTCTGTACGTACAGTATCGATAACTGAAGTAAGCTTTCTAACATCTGGAACATTCAGAGTATCAAAGAACCCTGACTCCATATCAAGTTCAGCATGCAAGATAAGAGTACCAGTATCATCTGCGATCAGAGTACTAATCTTTTCACGATCAACAGTGATAATAGCACTCTCACTTATTTTTGACAAAGACTTTAAGAAGCCAAGAAATTCATCCTGCGACTTTACTTTTAACTGATTTACGTTTTGGTCGGACATTACTATTCTCTAATTGTAGCTTAATATCTTTCAATAGCAAGTTGCTTTCTTTAACAGCAGCAAGTAGCTGATCCATCTGGCTTGGCTCACTAAAGTCAAACTCCATAGTCTCTTCTACAACTGGTGCAGGAGCTACAGGAGCTACAGGAGGTGCTTGCTTTAGTTCAGCCATTGCTTGCTCAGGTGTAACTGGAGCAGGTGCTACAGGGGCAGGTGCTTGTTGTGGTGCTGGCTGCTGTGGAGCTGCTTGCATATTACCATCATAACCCCTCTTAGGAGGTGCATTAACGGTAGGTGTATTGATTAAATTCTTAACCAAGTTCTGCATTTCACCAGACTTATGACTGAGCTGTTGAGAGGGATTAACAATCATGTCATCCTGCTTCTTCATCTCACCATAGGTAGTACCCATAAGTGCCATGACTGCAGCCTTGGCTTCAGGTGTCATTGGATCACTCATAACTCTTAGAGGTCAGCAAGAAGGTCATCGATATCGTCTTCAACACTCTTTGCAGGAGCAGTCTCGACAGGAGCAGGAGCAGGAGCTGGGGCAGCTTCAGCAGGAGCAGACCATGGTGGGCTTGCATCAGTAGCTACTGGCTCAGGACCTTTCTCTTCACCACAGAAGTAATGCTCATTAAGCATCTGCTTAAGCTCATCAGTAGACTTAAGAGGGAAGACAGACTTAAGCTCGTGAGTAGTATCATAGATTTCTTTCTGACGATCTTCAGAGAGATCCAACTTACCAGCAGTAGTAAAGCGAGAAGAAACATAGGTAGGATAGTCGCCTTGCTGCTCACACTTAATCTTGAAGTTAGCACCTTCAGCACCGAGGTCAAAGATACGTGCACCAAACTCTTCTGCATCATCACCTTCGATAGCATCAGTAACAATCTTGTGAAGCTGCTTACCATAAGAGAGAAGCTTAACCTTACCGTTGTTTTCTGGGTTGGTGGGATCGTCTACAACATAGACATTAACAAGCCACTTCTCTTGACGACGAATAGCTTGAGCTTTTTCCTTTTCAGCCTCAGAACCAGTACGGCTTGCCTTGAAGCGCTCTTCAGAGATAGGGCAACGCTCACCAAAGGTTTGAGGGCTAAGGGTTTGAACATACTGACCGGTAGCAAAGCTATTCCAACCAGTATTGAAGTAGTGAAAGAAGGTATCAGCAGGAGACTTACTATCTGGAAGTAGGCGGACCGTATAGGTATTACCTGGCTTGCAGCGAAGGATCTCGCTAAAACGATTTTGCTTGCTATCATTAGAAGCAAGAGCTCCTTTGATACTTTCGAACATGGACATATTAAACGCACTCATAATTACTTTATTATTTTACTTTATTTTTACTTGTTATCAACTATTTTTTTAATTAGTTTTACTCCGTCTTTGGCCTTCGACTTAAATGTCTCCGAACCATAGAATTTTGTGCGCGTACGCGCGAAAATTGTCATGAAATCTGGAACAATAAAATTGAGAACGTCTTGTTCAACATCTCTTATTGCTCTATCAATCTCTAATGCATGTAGAAGATAGAATGTAATCCTATGTTCCTGCAAATGTACTAATGCTGTTGGCATATTTTGTGAATAGGCTGTCCTATACTCATCTATTGTAAGAGAGTTCCTTTTACAATAGGTAGCAATGAACTTTAACCCCTCTTTAAGGGTTGTAATGTTCTCTTCATTATCAGGATTAGATACCTCCTTCTCTTTCATATACATTGAGTAACACTTTAGTGCCTTTCTTGTATTGAAGAACTGAAGATCGAAGTATTCATCTTTAGAATAGATCTCAAATGGTGCAATAAACCAATCCCTATAATTGATATTGTTATGCTTCTTAAAAAAGTTCCCTAACTTCTTAAGAGACACAAAGTCTTGATCTTTTAACTTACTAAAGTCCTTTCGAAACTTAGTAGGCTGACCTTTTGCTGAACGAGAAGCAAATAGGTAGCTATTATAGATCTGCTTTTCTTGCTCGCTAACCATCTACAGTCATTATAACAACTCTATTGTAGAAGTCAACTATTCATTAGCAAAGATTGTCTTATTTTGATTCAAATATTTAGTAATATATTTGGATTCAGCAATCTGTGGTTCAAACTCAATAAAGATCTTAACAAGTTCGAAGTTAGTCTCAACTGTAATAAGTGTCTTAAGAATGTTTCTTAGTTTAGACTCCTTAAGTACAAGTACAAAAATGTTCTGGAGTGATAGTCTCTTACCTTTAAGTAAGCAACAGTAAGTGCAGAAGCATAGCATAAGATGATCTATCTCTCTCTTTGCAATAGAGCCGGATGGGTTAGGAACTTTTGGAGTCTGCATTATTGTATTGGGGTTAGTTTCTTTGTGAATGAAGCGAATGTATCAGTAAGCTTACCTCCTGCAAGGTTATGAGCTCCTCCACCATCACAAAGTTTTTCAGCGAGTTTGCCGAGGTTCAACTGTACACCTTTCTTCTTTCTAAATGATACAACCTTAAGATCAAGGTTAACCATAATAGCAACATCCGCATCATACTTATCCAGCATGTAGTTTGCTACTTCATTTACCTGCGCTGCTACAAAAGTAGATACAACTTTAAAGTCTTTAATCATACCAGCAAATTTCGGATTTTCTAACTGCTCTACAAACCGCTTGAAGTGTAACTTAATAGCACCTTTTTCCTGTGGTGTGTATTCTCTTAATCCTTCCTTAAATGACTCAATAAACTTCTCTGCTTTAGGTTTATTGTAACCATAATAAATAGCATTCAATCTCGCAGGGTCCATTTCTCTTGGAAAGTCAAATGACCAGCTATCATATTGATCAATTAGATCTACTAATGCTTCCTTTTCAGGTGTTACATTTAGCTTAGTTTTAAACTTTTCAAAGATCAACTTTGTACAAGAAGAGTATGGTGTTACAACAGCTTTAGCTTTAGTATACTGCTCAACAAACTTAGAATGCGTTTCGTGATGATCAACTACTACAACATTATCACGGTTAATAGCAATGGCTTGCTCTTCATTAAGGGATAAGTCACATACAAAGATCTTGTCGAAGTGATCAAGAGTATTCCAACGATTCTTAAACTCATTAAGGATACTATACTCTGTAGTTTCAACAATAATTATATCATGACCGCTAAAAACCTCTTTAAGAAGCAAGGCAGAGCCTGCTCCATCAAGGTCTGAGTCAGTAAATATAAGTATGTGCACGTATATATTTACAATGCATTCTCAATAAATCAACTACCAGCCATTCCAGCAAGAGCAGTAAGCATACTATCATCCTCTTCAAGATCAACATCATTAGCCTGTTCAATGGTAAGGGTCTCATACCTAATCCTCATTGCTTGAGTCATACCTCGAGGACCATAACGGTTCTTCATCATACCCAATCTAATAATACCTAAGTCTCTATCTTCATCGTTCTGGAAGATCGACATAATAACATCTGCAGTAGCAGCCAAACCAATCGATTCAGAGATAGTAGCTAGATCAGGATTATCTTGATCGAAGCCAGCTCTATTCAACTGAGTAGCGCTAATAATAGGGCAATTGAACACGTAGCTAATGGCTCTCACCTGTTCGGTGACATTCTTAATACGCTCATA